CCATAGAACGTCAGCACGGAAAATATCAATATCCAAGCGTGGGTCGTAATCACGGATGATACGAACTGTCAGGTTATCAACTGTTTCTTGTCCGATGATGTCCAAGCCTTTTGGTTGGTACAAAGGAACAGATGCCAAACGCACCGCTGATTTATGGAAAGCAACGTTTTGTGTAGCAGCACTTGAAGCCGCGCCAACAAACACGATAGCCGCACCAGAAGCTGGCAATGCAGAAACGTTCTGCAATGATTTACCAGTAGTAGCATCATAGATAGTTGGAGAAATCTTCACACCTGTATATGAACCACCAGAAGCTGTATTAAGCTCTGTACAAACGAATTGTTGTAGGTTTGGCAGAGTAGCTTTTGTTGTTGGATGTACGGCATAAACGCCAGCGATAGTGAACACGTCACCAGCCGCAATTGTTTGCGTACCTGTACCTGTGATTGCTACAGTTGTTGCACCATTAACTGAAGTTGTAGTTAGCGTCGCACCAGTTGCTGCACGTGTACCTGCTGTATGTGTTGGCAATAGTTGGTTTTCTAGGTATGTAAAACCATCTGCTGACATGATATAGCCGTTTTTGTACTGCTTAGCAATTTCAGATTGTGAGTTCAATAAACCTTTGCGAGCATTTACTGCTGAACGCATTGCAGAAGAGTTTAGCAATGTGTACATTTCACCATCTTGTGGTACCAGACCTAGCATTAGCTTTTCACGAGCTGCAAGCATAGTATCAGTATCAAAAGTAGTGGAGCCAGTTGTGCCAACAGAGTTGTAAGTTGCATTTTTTACAGTTGATAGAACATCAGCCTCAATTTTGTTACCAAGCTGGAACATTGAAGGCTTCAATACACGCTCTGCAAATGTTGCAACGTCAATCTTTGTAACTAACTCTTTAGAAGAGAATGACAAAGGAACGTTGTATTGATTCGCTAGAGTTAGCGGAACAACTTGCTCTACGAAATCACCAATTGTTGATGTGATGTCTGCTGTTGTACCAACGACAGGACGCGCCGGTTTGTTGATGTTGATAGTTTCACCTTTTTTGAAGCCATCTACTGAACCGAAGCTAGAAGAAGGTTCTTTATCAATTGTTTTGATAAATTGGTTGGAGTCAGCCAAATAACCAGCACTTAACTTTGCAAGTGCCGAGCCAACGTCCTTAATATTTGAAATAGTATTAGCCATGATTTAATTCCTTAATTTATACCTAAATCTTTTTTGAGTTCTTCAAAACTCATAGAAGATATAGGCTTGGTTGTTAATCCAGTTCCTTTTGCGGTTGCTAAAGGCTGGGGTGCGGTTGATATAGTTTTCTTAGGCACTAAATAAGATTGCCCTCTTATCTCAGCTTTGGCTAACTCAGCAGCTAGTCTTGTCGGAGTAAGATTATACAATTCATCAATTAGCCCTTCTTTCATCAAAGCGTATAATGCTAGTGGCGCATTCTCGGCTTCGAGGATTGCGTTCTGGAGCTTTGGGTCGTTTCCAACTTCATTAAAGAAATCGGCATTTTCACCAACTAATTTTGAGTAATCAGGAGCGGCTTTTGCAAATTCTGCCTCTCTCGCTATTGCCTCGTTTGCTCTTTGAACAATTACAGGGTCTACTTGATTCTTATTTTGTGCTGATAATTTTGCGCTATCTCTAAAAGCATCTCTTGCGTCCATGTACTCTTCCAACGTATTGAAATCGTCCATATTTGGAGCTTGAGGCTCTCGATTAGCTGGTTGCTTTGCCGCTTCCATTTTCGCTTTAAACTCACGTAACTCTCGAAGTTCACGCGCATTCTCAGCTCTTTGTCTGCGTGCTAAAGCACTCTTTAGATGTGATTCCCTATTACGCTCACGTTTTTCAAGTTGCTCTGGCGTTAATTCTGAGTCAGGCTTATTGCGTAACTCTTCATTTTCACTGGTTTCTTGTGAAGTTTCCGCCTTTGGGGCTTCTACTTCCGTGGTTTCTGGGGTCTTTGCGGCAACTGGTGCGGCTTCAGTCTCTGATGCGTTCTCTGGGAAGGCTGCGAGTACTGCTTCTAAATTACTATCCATATTAACATTTCCTTTTATTTAATGCAACACGAAAAAACGTGGTGCTGGTTAAGCAACGCGAAGCTTTCGCCTTTTCATAACCATAAATATGATTAGAATTGACTCATCTTCTTTTATGCGTCTCATTAATTGAGCCTTGATTTCTCTTAGCCTATTAATTTCTTCCTGATATGCGGCTTCTATGCGTGCCAGAGCCTCAGCTCTCTTCGCTTGCGCTATCAGTTTATTCTTTGCTGCTAATTCTTTTTTACGTTCAGTTTCCTTAAGGACGCTTTCTAATCTTTCAAGTTCTGTTTTTTCCTTGCGGACGCATTCTTGAAGTTCAATCTCTTCGCGGTGTTTCTGATATGGAGTTTGATAATAATGACCACCTTGGTAAATTGTAGGGTTATAGCCAATTGTTTGATAAGCGTAAGCTTGATATGAGCCTATTTGATACGCTATAAACATTAAACTGCCCCTGTAATATTACCAAACTCGTCACGCGTTACTGTGATAGGTTGCGAGATTGCACGCGTTAACATATCTATGCGTTCCATAATCCCTAGCAAAGCTTCATTTTCTTGTTCTGGCTCTTCCACTTCATTTGTTGGCATAGGTAAAGGCTGAGCAGCTTTTAATGCTTCAAGCTTTAATTTCTCAGCTTCTAGCTGAAATTGTCTATCAGCTTGGATAGTTGCTTGCTGCGCTTGGTATTCTTTCAATTGCAATTCACGGGCTTTAATTGTTAATTCTGCCGTATTATCCACAACTGGCATTTGTTTATTAGCTTCTTGCGCCTTGGATTGAGCTTCGAACGCTTTTATTTCAACCTCTTTATTCTTTATCTGTAGCTCGCCAGCTTTTAGTTGAGTTTCAGCTTGCTTGCTCTGTAGCTCGGCTTGCAATTGTTGTATTTGAGCCTGCATAGCCTGTAATGCCTGCATCATTTGCTCTTTCTCAGGGTCTACAACTTCCGCATCTTCTTCACGCTCTTCTTCATTTAGCAATTTAGGGTCTACCAACTTCTTAAGTCTAGCACTAATAGCTTGTGAACCTGCCGTATCTTGATACTTAAACACCAAATCACCAATAACAGGCATTAAGTCCGGCATTGATTGAATTAACTGGTTATAATATGCACCAGCTTCTTGTCTTTGCGTGGTAAATGAAGCACCAGTTATTACACGAACATCGTATTTACCTTTTGCTAGGTCAAACGACTCTTCTTGGCCTTCTTCGCGCTCGCCATTAATTCCGATAGTCTTAGGCTCTTCCTCATCGCCTATAACCTTAATGATACGCGCAGTATCATAGATGACAGGAATAGCAAATACTAATATGCGCCCTACTTGGCAGATAGAACGAACCAAGTTGTCACCAAAATGGAATGTAGCTACATCGCCTTCTTGCTGTCTGCGCTGAATAGCAATGCCACTAGTTTCATTACTGCGCTGACCAATAGAAGCATTATAAAGCCCCATTGTGGCTTTAATGTCCTCTTTAGACTCTGCTGCCATAGCTGCAAAGCCTTGCGGCAATACAGGGGGCTGCACACGTTGTGGCATTGGCGCAGGGTCGCCATTAATATCGGTAGGATTGACTGTAAGAACATTGACTTGTGAAGGGTCTGCAAACTCATTTTCAAAGCCTGCGACTGCACCAGCAACTGCCATAAACGGCGCTTGAGGCTGCTTCATTAGAACTTCAATCTCTAATGACTTAGTTAAGTTGTACATCATCTGAGATGATTTAGACTTGCGAATCAAACTATACAAATTGCGCTGTCCATCAATCCATACTTCCTCGCCATATACAGGCACTAAAGGAATATAAATACCTGGAAAGATTGACTTATCTAGCTGTGCCGCTCCTGATAAGATGTAATGCTCAACTACACGCTTTGATACTTTGCGCTTTGCTTTATACTCTTTACCTTCTTCCGCGTCTACAAGCTCGCCAGTATCAGTCGCGCCCTTTTCTTTAGTGCTTTCAATAATTTTATAATAGTGAGCAATTGTGATTTGGGCATCATCCCCAACAACTCTATCAGTAGGTTTATCACCGAAATTACATGGCTCAGCTTTAGGATAGATTTCTTGGAATCTTTTCAAAGGCATAGTTTCAAGCTCAAAGCCAAACATTGCGTCTGAGCCATCTGGTTGGATAGAAGATGGGTCAATCAATATAGATTGTGGATTAATACAGCGGTCAATGCAAAGCTCTTGCTCTAACGTTTCTTCATCCACATATTTATGGCTTACCTTAATAAAGCCAATTGATGATTTAATAGCAAAATCAACTGCCGTGTCATAAGCAGCATCTGCATTTGATTTATATTCAATGCTTTTTATCAGCCCTTTGAATATATCCGCTGTTTTAACATCCGCGCCGTTGCCGTCAGGAATGACGTTGATAGTTGGCGTATTCATACGCACATCATTTGATACTTGATGAATGAATTGCCCAAGCTGGTCTACTGTGTAAATAGGACGGTTTTTGCGGCTTTTTAGAAGCTTTTTATCAATCCATTGAGCGTTAGGCTCATCTGATAAAAAATAGAGGTCATCACGAGCTTTCTCGTAAATCATTGACCAGCCAGACTTAGCGGCTTCGTAATCTTCTTTTGCGGTTTGTAGAATATCGGGAGCGTCAGCCATTATCTTCCAAGATAAGAGTTTACGCGCTGGCGATATGCGGTTACTTAGAACGGCTGTGTCAGAGCTTTATCAGAATATTACATAATTCAACAAGTGTCAAGTGTGAATTATTGCACCCATACTGTTTTGTGGATTCTATTTGTTACAGGGCGTTTAAAATGCTGTGCAAAACATAAGAAAGCATCTGAACCATGCGACCATATGTCATGTTTAGGCTCTTTGCTTACCTTGCCAGTTTCAGGGTCATTAGCGTATGCGTAGTGGCGAAGGCATTGTAAGCCGTCCTTTGTCTTTTCTTTATCAAATACGCATTGCCCAAAGATTGAACGAGCTGCATCAATACCTAGCGCTTTCTTTGGAACGCGAGGCACAATACGCACTAAGTTACCTAGCTTTGGATTATCACGCAAAGCGTTTTGCAACTGTTGCTTAATAGTTGATTGCGCCGCAAGTTGTTCATGCTCTGCATCATGTGGCAAGCAATGCTCACCATAATGATAGCCTTTTTCGTCTAGCATCTCGATGTAATGAGCCATTTTAACACCACTAGCTTGGTAGTAATCCACTAATCTAAACTCCATGCCGATAATCTGCACAAACCATATAGCTGTGTTATCTGATTGCCCTAAATCCCAGAAGGTGTGAACTGGCACGCCTGCAGTAATAGGAACACGTGTTATGCGCTGATCTTCTGAAGCCTTTACAATCTCATCAGCAAAGATTGCGCCGTCAACAGCTTTCTTGCATTGCCCTTCCCATACGTTAAGGTATTTCTCATAATCTCTGCGCTTGTCGCTTTCCATCTCTTTACGAAGCACTTCAGGGAAGAATGGGTTGTCATCATAGTTAATCTTAACCACGATAGAATCATCAGGCGGGCTAACCACGTATTCTTGATAAACTGTGTCGTCTTCTAAATCAGGGTTAAATGATAGCCACACTTCAGAATCAGGCGCTCGGACTGTCAGAGCTAAGGTTTTGATATTATCAGCACTTGCGGATTGAGCCTCTTCTATCCATGCTCTAGTGATGTTAGGAATGGATTTAATGTTGGCAATGTTACTGCGCAAACCAGCAAATAAAAACTCTGTTCCGTTTTTGCCTAATATGGTTGACTTCTGCACCTCGTAGAAGCCAGATAGCCCTAGCTCTTCTATTTGCTCTTTAAGCAAGCTATGCACTGAATCTTGAATTGATTTTTGAATCTCACGAGCGCAAAGAATTTTGTGTTTACTTGCAGCGCCTTGTATAAGCAAAGCACAAGCAATGGATACGCTCTTCCCCCCGCCACGACCACCGAAAAACACTTTGTAGCGTTTCGGCTCAAATAAGCATTGCATTTTAGCTGGAAGCTTTATTGCCATCTGTTCCTATAAACATAACTTCAAGATTAACTGGTATAGCCTCACCATCAACGCCACTATGTTCAGTTCGACCAAGTTTAGGCACATGAAACTCCACAAATTTAACAAAAGCCTCTAAAGCATCTTTAGCTCCATGCTCCTTATAAATTTCTTCAATCCACCCATCTATTTGGTCAGCTCTATTATCAACAAATAACGCTATAGCTTCCCTTGCTCTGCTCGTTGATTTATCTTTTGAGCCTTTTGGTCTGCCCGTTGCTAAAGTATGTCCTTTCTCGAATGGCATATTTTTCTATATTTATTTAATGTTATTCTACACTATCTTTCTGCGAGTTGTCAAGTCCATATACTCATCAAGCGTTTCACAAACTATCATAGGATTTGCGCCCGTAAAGTAAAGACCGAAAACCCATTCTTCATTTGTTGTTTTGTTAATTACTATAACTTCTTTTTTATTCCACTGTTTAGCTTTTTTCCGAAAGCCTTTGCGTTTAGCGCAGTTCCATTGAATCATTTTACCGCCACCGGCAACAGCGATTCGCAAATCACCAATTACATTGACGCGTTTCATTGTAGGAATTATGTAATTTCTAATTTGGGATAATTTCATACCTAAACCTTACTCAACACATAAAGCACTACTGCTATTGAAATCATAGGCAAAGGAAACGCAATACACAAGCATATTGCGACTGCGACTATTAGAAATCCTAAAAATGTGTCCATGTCCTAAGCTCCATTAAACAAATGTTCTGGCACATACTCAGCTCTCTCCATAATCGGAACTTCGCCAATTGTATTGATGATAGGCTCAGGGTTCTGCATAGCTTCCCTATGTTCTTTACGCTCAGCTTTATAAAGCAGTTGTTTAGCTTCGTCTATTGTCATCCTACCCCCAGCACACGCAATAGATTATAGCCATAAATGCAGGCAAGCAAAGTAGTAATTCTGTATTTGAGTATGTTTTCATAATATTTCTTTTGTTATGGTGCTTAATGTGCTTGGCTGGGTTTAAGGGCGGAGCTTTCACTCTGATTTTACCAGCTTATACTAGATGCCTCAGCATTATCCAGTTACCGCTGGATTCGCAAGCACATTAAACGTCATTTTCCACGCTCCATCAATTCTTTAATACTTAAACAATCCTCGCCATAACTTATTATAGGCGGATTTGTTTTCTTATTTAATTCACGCAATAGCTGCCTAATCATCTCAGCTTGTAAATCAATTAGCCGTTCCATTTGTTTTAATTCTTCCATCCTCTCTCCCTATTTAGTTGCTGTGGTGGGGGTTACATATCACCATACTGGCAACTTGAACACTCAACCTCATCAGTATAAACCTCATTGCCTTCCTCGTCATACTTAAAATACGCATCGCCGTCATCTGTGTCGACTAAAGCTCCGCAATTTTCACAACATGCCATACTCATTATTTTGCCTCAATTTCTTTTTTTATTTTAGCCATAGCCTCATCAATACTATCGCCTGACTCAACTATATACAAATCTTGCCTTATATCTTTGCCCGTATTATCCAACGTTTCACCTTGTAAAAACCAATTACTCCACGCTTCTCCATACAATGTAAACCATATTTGAAACCGTCCTTCAATAGAAGCATCAAGTTTATAAAGCCTATAATCACCAATTTTCGTTTCCATTATTTACTCTCTTGTTTCTCAACTTCTAATTCTTTCCGCAATTCTTTTTCCATATTTTCAATATCAGCAAACAAATGGCGTTGGCTAATTAACCCGCAAAGTGTTTCAAACATACGCAAATCCAAGCCATATCTTTCGCGCCATACAGAAACGCCGTGTTGTCTAGTATGCGAGCTTCCCAAATTATGTTTTAGATTGGAGTAAAAAGCATACGTCATAGCTTCCAATTCGTGATAATCAAATGAAAGCTGAACTCTCATATCTCCAGTTAAATACATGTGTCACAGCCCATTTCTTCTATTGCCT